ACAACACCACGAACAACACCACGAACAACACCACGAACAACACCACGAACAACACCACGAATGTTCGAAAATAATAGAAACCAATAATGAGTACAGCAAAACAATAGTCGATTTCAATATAATTTCTTTGTAATAATATAACATGTACAGCATAAGAAAAACAAATTCGAAAACCAAGCTTTCTAATTTCGTGAATGGTGTTTCTCAAGAAAATTTCATTTTTTTGTTGTCTTTTCTGTTTATAGGTGTTGCTGTGTTCTTGATCACACCGTTCCTAGTCGATAATCACAAACAGGCAGTTGCTCGCAATGAATGGAGAAAGACTCAGGAATCTATACCGCTTTCTTTTAGATCAGGTATTCCAACTAACACCAGGAGTTTGTCACTCGATAATAGTGAATATTACCAGACGTAATATTGCGGTGCTATACCAGGAGCATCAGTGCGTGTTGCCGTGGGAAGCAAAAGAAGACGGGCGGTTACGAATTTCGGTATGGGGTGGCTAACGAGGTGGCCGTGCTGGAGGGCGAGGTGTGGATGGACGTTGTTTAAATCTTAAATAAATGAACGGTTCGTAAAACACGTGCTTTGTCAAATATTTTGTATTAGGAAATGGACATTCCATATGGTTTGAATGTTGATAACGTTGTAACAGTAAACTCACTCAATGATTTAGTGGTAAACGCACTTGGCTATTCTAATCATCATGCCGATTTGAACCCACAAATAGTCTTTGCTTCGTTTTCGGATGTGTCTTTTGATGTGTACACTGATTATAATCGTGTTTTTTCAAAAGGAAATACCAATCCACTCAATTTTCCAGCATTCAATGAGATGTATCCTACCGCATCCGGTCTAGGTGTTGGACTGGGGTTGAAATACAACACTTCCACGCTTATCATTCATTGTTCTTCACCAATTTCAGCAATCGAAGTGAAACCGCCATGTACACTCGAAGTAAGTATATCTTCGAGTGTCAATGACATAGCACAATTTGTGGGAACGACCATTCCCGGTGCCAGTGATGGATCTTCATCGGAACTTTCGTTTCTAAGCAATGCATCAAATTTCATAACTTTAGAGCACATCGGAGCTTTGGGTTTAAATGAAATAAAAGTATTTACTCCAACCGTTTCATCAACATTTTCAACGTTCCCAATTTTGAAAACTGGCAAAACATTGCCATACATCGTATCCGCCTTCGGAAGTCTTGATATAGTAAGAAAAGGTGGGTTACAAAACGAATCATTTACCATCTGCACAGTTGATACATCCAAAACCTTTCCTTTCACCCGTATAAGTCACAAATCTTTCCAGAACTTATCCTTGGAACAATTTTACTTGCAAGAAGCCGAATTATACGATCATATATTGAAGGATACTAATGCAATATTCCCAATAATATCTTCAATAGAGAGAAATTGTTTCAAACACAAAAAAATGATACAGAATTCATTAAATTTGATCAATGAAAGTGACGATACAAAAATGAACAACTTGCAATGCACCATTGTATCTCAGTTGGAGAATGGAATTATTCTTTTCAATGGAATGGCGGCCCCACAAAACTTTCAAATCATAGCGGGTATTAGATACATTTTCCACCCCGAACCTATAGAGATCAATGGAAGCAGTGTTTCAGAAGTCAAGTTAAATGATGGTGAGAGTTTGGTGTTCGAAAAAAATAACACGACTATTGGTGTCATCAGTGCAGCTAAAAGAACACCAACAGAAATATACGAACTGTCAGGTTTTTTTATGAATCAAAATTCATTGAATGATGTTTTGACTGAAGTATTGAATGTGTCTACTTCTTTGAACTCACTATCATCAAATAAAACACAAAATGTTGGAAACACTATATCTCATGCTGCATTCATAGATGAAAATGGAAAAACACTTAGTTGTGAAGAAAGCATATTTTTACCAAGTGATATAAAAACAATATCAGTCTATTGTTCAAATGAAACTATACCAGTTCAAATATTAATTGATGGGCAATTGAAGAGTGAAATACAGCTTTCTAATAAAAGACTTAGTGTTATAAACATTGAAGTACCATCAACAACTGGAGTCCATTCATTGACAACAAACAATGGATCAAATGTACTTTTTAGGATATCTGAAAAATCAATTGTTCATGCTCCTATTCATCCAGCATATTATACATCAGGTCAACTTGACAGAGACGTATTTTCATCATCAGTTGTCAATATTGTCGCCCAGCTAAATAATTTCGATTTAATTGACGACACAAGGATGATTGCTAGGTCGGACTCTTCTTTGGTATCAATTGAAGACACCACTTTTGATAGTTACAGCTGCACGAGCGCTCTGTTCTGTAGAAAACGAGCAATAGATTTGAAAAATTTAGGTGCAATATTTGATAGTTTTGAAAGTAAATGGGATCTGTGCTCAGAACATCCCTGGTTGGCTTGTTTGGATGTACAAAACGGATGTTGTGTAGTACATACACAAATTAGTTTCACAAATTTCACATTCTGGTGGTACAGGACATCATTGGATGATGTTACTGTTATTCAGGGCGTATCTTGTGTACTTATTTCTAACAACAAATTAGTATTACAAGATTCTACAAATAAATTCGAATGTGATGCAAGTGAAATAATGTTGTCCACATGGAATAATGTTGTATTTACAAACAATTCTTTTAGTGTAAATGGGAAAATGATTATTACTACAAAAACTTTAACCAACACTTTAACCAACACTTCTAGAATAGTACCTACAGGCACTGTAGTGGGTACGAATCCCAGTTTAAATCTCACGCCTTTACTGATACAAAATGCACCAAATATAGTTTTACAAGACTTTACAACAGAAAGAATCAATGAAAGTGAAATAATATTGGAACACATAGACCCTATATCATCTTTTGATATGACGATAGTCCGTTCAGATTCTTCATTTGATACTTTGATATGGCAAAACACAAACACTGTATCTTTACCTCAGCAAATATTTAAACTTAGTAGTACCACAGCACATGTTTATCAGATCACAGGTATAAACTTACCATTTTCAATATCAAAAATAGAACTTAAATTCACCCCTTGTGGATACATAAGAAATCTATGCTCATACTCGGACACAATACCAAATATAGTTATGAAAACTGCATTTGAAAATAGAGATATTGTTATTGACTTTCAAAGAAAATCAGTGTTATGTGTTTGTACAAATCAAGAACAAAATGCAGTTAGGTCAGAGCAATATAATCAAATGAATTCTACTGTTGATGGTACGTCCAGGTATATTGTCGAATCATTGCCATCATCTTTTTACGTTACTCCACCGTCCTTGATTATGATGAGCACTAGCCAAACCACCCCGTATTCCACCACACAATCCCTACTTATATTATTCAACAGAAAAATCGAAGTGTTCATAAGAGATGACTCAACTCTTTTCACTATGTCCGGTAGTGACGGATCGACAACACTTCTCAAAGCGAATTTTTGTACTCTACTGTCGTCTCAAATATCTATCCCGAACTCGTTCCTTAACCTTTCGCCGGCAACCACATACACAATACACCTAGCACGAGCTCGTCTCTTTCAGTTCGATGGCCACGTGCCCTGCCTAGACACGACCATCTCCTTCAGCACGGCATAGATACTTTGACAAGGCCAGTCTTCGGGGCACTGGTGGAGGGCTCCCACCAAATATAAGCAGGGTTAGTTGGTGGTCTTCTCCGTCCAGGTGGTCTCCTTCACCTTGCTGTTCTTATCGAGGAGGTGGTTGTACTCGGGCACCATCAAATGGGCAGGAATCTTTACAATCTCCGCCAGGCCATCGTCAAGCATCGCCTGGCACCCGGTGCAGATTACGCCGATGGTTGCCTTCTCGAGGGGAGCACAGAGCTCGCAGATGTCCTCTTCTTTGACAAGGAGCTGTATGGGAACGGGATTGAAGACGCCATTGTGTCCCGAGTTACGGAGTTCATCAAAGGCAGACATACAGGTGTTCCGGCGACGGGAGAATGGCACCACTGACTGAGCAGTAGAGTCGTTCACGACCGTAGACCATTTGGCGCTACAGAGTTTGGCGCTACAGAGGGAAATGGTTGGCGACTCCTCCAGTTTCGCCTCCTCGGTAGTAGTACGCGGGAGGGATCTCTTCATTCGTGCCGTGGAATCACGCACGGTATCGAACGCGCAGATGTTGGGCACGTAATTACAAGTCGGTCCAATTTGATCGACCACAAAGGGTACACATGTGTGACCTTATCAGAGGTCACACACTTGGCACCCTCTAGTCCCTCCCGTCTTGTTTCTTTCCTAAAGTTTAGAAGAGAAAGAAGAAGAGATACTCGTAAGGGACCCCCCTGGGGGCAACCACCTGGTGGATCACACATGTGTACCCATACCCTGTGGTTCAAGCAAGAACGCGATCACCATCAGCACACGCGCACGCCATGGACGCCAAGGCCTTCCACTCTGCCGCTACGCTTGCCTTGCGCCCGACCTACCGGCACCTGTTCTTGAAGACGCAGAACAAGAAGAGCCCGTTCATCATCATGCTCAACCCGAACGATAACCACTTTCATTTCGTAGCTCTCGATCTTGACAACGCCGCAGCAAATCACGCCGCTGGCAAGGCTGTTGACGTCTTCCTTGTGGACTCTCTCGGGGGGGATATCAAGAACGGAAAGGCTACCAAGTTCCTGATCCTCGCGGCCGTCCACTTCATGCGTCAGGACTTCGACTGGATGAGCACGGTTGTCCAGGGGAAGACCATTTCCCATCATCTCACTGAGCTGGAGACCTTCCCTACTCCTGTTGCGTTTATGGACGAGCTGAAGAACTTCAAGATCAACATCTCGCACGAGAGCATGGAGCAGAGCAATTTATTCGACTGTGGCATCTTCACAATCCTCCAGATGGACCGGCTGTCGCGGTTCCTCTACGGTCACGGCGAGAACGTCCAAAGCTTTGCTGCCGAAACACTTCGGGCTGAGCACGTGAGAGACTGCTTGGGGCAGACGATCTTGGGCGTCAAGCCGGCCACTCAGGCGAATGTCGACAAGTGGCGCACGCTCGAGTTCTTCTACCTACTCTCGACCTGGATCGTTCACGTCAACGACATCTTCGAGAAGGCCGGCGGATCCTTCGCTGCCCTCAACGAGACCCTCGGGACGGATTTCAAGAGCCTCACGGAGATCCCCTACATTGGCGTGAACTACGACAACCAGGCCTACTACATGAAGTGCGCGAACTACGCGGAGCTTAAGCTCGTGGTCGCTAACAAGACCGGAGAGAAGACCATCAAGATTCTCGAGCTCAAGGACAAGAAGTGGTGGAAGCACATCAAATTCATCCATGCGCCATCCGCCCGCCAGCTGCCCAAGCACCTCCACCGCGAGTTCAAGACGCAGACGGAGACGGTCCAGTACGTTCCATCACTTGCTGATCTCTGCCGGTTCTACCCCGGCCACTCTCACTATTTCGACAAGTTCATTGCAAGCGACTATCTCTTCTGGAAGCTCGCCCTGATGGACAAACGCATTGTCAACAGCAAGAACACGTGCGCGAACGTGGGCCTGTGCATCAACTCCTTTCATCTCGGCAAAACGGCCGAGCTACTCAAGAACAAGGCGACCAAGAAGCGCAAGCCTGCTGGTAAGCTGATCGACCTTATCTCTGATGACGAGGAGGGCGAGGAGGCCGAGCCGGCCGCCGCTGGTAAGCGCAAGCGCCCCCGCAAGGAGGAGTCCGAGGACGAGGAGTAGAGACGCACTCCAAAAATACCATATTTCACAGTAAATGTGAAAGATATCACAATTGGGCATGGATACATGCTTCAAGAGATGGTCTTGTGTCCCAAATCAACGATTTAAGCGACTAAATTTGATTATTGGTACTGTTATTATTGTTACTGTTATTGTTGTTAATGTTATTATTAGCACCACCCCCCCCTGCGTGTCAACGAATTCCTGAGTCTGTCATACAGCTTTTTACCACCCTTTTGGGCCGCACCCCCGGGGGCTCGTGTCGTTGCACCTATTGTTGGGTAGGATTTGTAGCGGGGGTAGGATTTGTAGCGGGAGCGGGAGCGGGAGCGGGAGCGGGAGCGGGAGCGGGAGCGGGAGCGGGAGCGGGAGCGGGAGCGGGAGCGGGCTGTTTAAGGGCCGCACCCCCGAGGGCTCGTGTTGTTATGGCGCCTCGAAGCATTGTAGTGAAAGTTTCGCTCTCAAAGAACGCACATAGTACAGCCATGTATACAGAAGTCAATAAAAGCAAGAATACAATAAATAACATCCAATAAATATACCATTCTGGACCAAAAATAGGATCATTGTCTGGTTTTTGTTTGAAATGAATATATGACTGGTTATTTACTCCAGTATTTGTATTTATTGTCAATTGATAATGTTTCTCGTTGTTTAAATCAGGGTATTTAGTAAAGTCAATATTTATATCTGCAATATATTTGCAGTGATCAGGAGGGATGTATGTGAGTGGAGGAGTCTGAGAAATGTCACAAGTTTTGGTGTTCGTAACTGAGCTTGTGGCTTCCTGGTCCGGCTCGTTACATTCTTTCCAAATGGGATTAATATGCGTTTTAGTCAACGGAACCTTTTCCAGCAGGCCCGCAGTATCCTCTTCAACAGCGATATCATCTGCCTCTACTCTTGCCACTGGGTAATTATTTGCATCTAAGTATTCAAATCGTATTTTCCTAGGTTTATTTGTTGCGCGTATTCCTTCAACAATCAACCCCGAAAACAAACCAGCGGGGGCTCCTACAAGACCTCCATATATGGATCCAAAAGCTATTCCAGTCATAAAACCATTAGGGTCTTCTTTTGCCGCAAATACAAGATAAGCAAGTGCAAGTGCGGTTCCGACTATAAAACCCCACAAAGTACCCATACCGGCACCCGTATTGGAATGTCGTCCTGTGAAAGTAATGGGATTAACTCCTGAACCAGGGGTGAATTCATTTATTGCTAAATTGCCACGCAAGTTGATGCCCTCTGGCTTATTACGACCCGTGCATCCCACAACATCTACATCTTCGGTCTCTAATGTGTTTTCTAAGGTTACTACTTGAGTGCCTCTTACAACATGGACGTCCTCGCCCGTGGCAGTTGTCACAGGGTCGGATTGTTCATCTAATACGACATTATCGCTTCGAATCGTGTGATTAGTAGACATTGCAGAACCATTGGACATCAGTGGATTATTGGACGTGTCGCGTACCACACCATCGGGCCCAACAGAAAAATCGCCACTGGGCATTGCAGAACCATCAGGCATCGTAGTTGGCACAGAATATCTGTTAAGACCATCACTTGTTTGTAAAAATGTCAAAGACTGGTTGTGAGTTATTGAACTGAATCTTTGATAAAAACTCATTTGCGATTGATCGTCAAAAATTATCTTAAGAGTGTAGTCTGCGCTCCCGCCATCCGATATTGTAAACGCTTGTGGTCCTGCTTTCATAGCAATTTGATACTGTCCAAGGGTTTCTCCATTGGATATCGTAACACCCGCGGCAGTACCTCGAACAATTTGAAGGACATACCCCTCCGAGGGTGGCGTATGCATGTACGTGATTTGGCTGGTCATATCTTCTCCACCTTCTTTAACCAATTGAAATCTCATACCTATATTTGAATTTACATCATTCTGCCCCGCTAGATTATTGAAATGAACATCAAAAGTTCTTAATGATGATGATGATATTTTCTGTGTTTTACAACATCTTGAGTCTGGTCTGTCAAGGCTTATGGTGGGTTGTCTTAACGAACATGTCTGTCTAGAAATTGTTGTATCACGATTTCCTTCCCATGCAGCAATAGTGAGTATGGGGACGAGAAAAAGAAGTGTTGAGAGGACATACGTCAAGATAGCCATAGCAAAACCTAGGCTAGTGATTTCATCTCTAAACGTGTGCGATCCTCTTTCTATGTAAAAAACAATTACAAGAAATAATGGCCAATATATCAACTGCCCTACAAAAGTCCCCTTGGATGTACACGGAGTGTATTGGTGGTGTTTTGTTTCTGGACTTGAATGAAAGGTTGTTACAATCATAAACACATAGAAAAGAAGGAAAAATACAAAAGAAAAACCACGTAAATATCTAAAATACGGCCCGTGTCTGTATAATAATATACTAAACATCACTTTTTGAATAAAAAACATTCCAACTGCAAGACCGATCCAAACATAGTTGAAGTCTAGAAAATCGTCCCCGTATCCCCCTGGTTTGTACAGACACACTTTATCTGGATCGCAATTGGATGTCTTTACGACTGCATATGTTGCAAATGCAACTGAGACAAGAATGATCCACAGGAGAGCTGGTGTTTCTACAGTGAGCACGAAGTATGATAATGCCAAAGAAGCCACACTAGTAAGTAGCCCTATGATCACTAGATTATCACCACCCAATTGAGACGGCCAAACGGGGGCGGTGAGAGATAAGAAAACTATGAATATCACAATAGCTATCAGTAATGGAATCGCGAGCTTGAACGTATGAATCTTGTTAAAAAGTGTTTTACCATACAACCCTGACTCTAATGTTTCGTTTTCCTCGCTTACAAGAGTTGTGTACATCTTTGCTAATGAAATATCAAAGGTTCGAGACTGCTGTAACTTTGTTGCAACATTGCTTGTTGACTGTGCCGCCACTGTATCTTGTATGATAGACTTTGAACCGAGGATCATTTCCGACACATGATACTTCAATGACTCAAGATGTAAAAAATAACTCAAAAACACAAGCACAAATACAGTGAAATCACTCATTTCTACAGATGTATGTTGCGAAAGCTTTACAAAAACATCAGAAGAAGCTAAATCATTAGAGTCATACTTAATATCATTTTCTTGAGCACAAATTGATGTCATTTAATATACTAAAGGTAAAAAAAATGTCGTTTGTGACGTTAGATATGGACTTGATGATAGTTTTAGGGTTTCTATCTATGGGCTGGTGGATTTGAATCGTCCGAGGGAAAAGACTTGTGGTTTGCTGGTAGTTTTGGTAGCTTTGGTGACTTTGACCATTTTGGTGTGGTTTAATTTTTTTCTTTTAATTCAAAGCAAAAAAATATTTTAATTTCTTTTAATTCAAAGCAAAAAAATATTTTAATGCATTTTTTTACTTTGTTAAAAGTAAATGATGAAGCAATACAATTTGGTGACTTTGGTAAGTGCCGCACTTATAGCGACTGTAGTAAGATTGTTTTTTTATTTACTTGGTGGTAAAGAAGGATTGTATTTGAGAGAATCTATATCAAACATGGGTGTCACTGTAATATTATTAGAAGTATGTATCGTTATGTTGAGATTTGTTACAACATTTCAGATGATTGAGCTCTTCAAAAAATACATTACTGATAAGTATGAACTTGTGGTGTTCACACTTATGGGTTTGTCCATTACCCTTTTGTGGACAAAACTACCCGGTATGATAATAAAAAAACCAGAATATGCGAATGACGCCGTTACATATCTTACAAATAGACCGTTTGAAGCAGTACCTATATTTGTCGAATACACGTCTTTGTATATTCTGAGCAACAAAATTGTATCACAACAAACATCACTGACCATACTTTGTATGGCAATCATTTCTGTAATAATAGCAATATCGGATGTCAAAGGGAATGGAAACACCATTTTTCGATCGATTCGAAATCAGTATGAAGCTCCTGAACTTTTCCACGAACTAAAATCCCAGGGCTATTCTTACACTGCCCCTGTCCCAAAGGAACCATTGTCACTAGATTCTGAAGATCTGTAGGTACATCACCACAAACTGATGCATTCAACTTATGAAAACAACTTGATATATATTCGACTCTAGTGTTGTATTCAAAAAACTTGTGACCAGTTAAAGGTTTATTGAATGTATTCCAGACAGAGAAAAATACATAATGTGACACACACAAAACCAGAATGAAACAAAACAACACTCGAACACTGTCCATTTATTTACCATGAGAATCATTTTTTACAAACATAACCCCCCCCCTGTACTTTCCAGCCCACCCTGTACCTTTCAACCCATCGAAGTTCAGAGGCACACAGAGAAGAGTACTTAAGTTTGTGGTGTAGGACGAGGTGTAGGGAAGATAGTTATTGGATTGTTTGTATTTCTGATTCTCCAATATCCACCTTCGATATCAGCTGTGTAGACACTTGGGCCCACACATTGATATCTGTAACAAATATTCCGCAGCTCTCGGTTGTAGTACGCAATGAGATTTTTCATATTGGTATGATTCGCATAAAAGCTTGATGGATCTACCACGATCTGTCTCATCAAATCACTCATAGTTGTCACCAGCATGGTAAGTAGCATGTGTATATCCCTCTGCTTGTTGGCTTTCTTCTCGCGCTGTTGCAACTTGATCTTCATGTCATCTGCTCCCAGTTCGGACAAAAAGAAACGGATTCTCAAATCTCGATTGTCTTGAGCAAGGGGTCTATCCGGATACCTAGGCAACTCCTCAGCATTGATGTGCTGCAGAAGACGAAGATGTCCAGTCAAGACGCGGTACTCGATTGAGTTCCCCAATTTGGCCAGTATCTCCTCAGGACTTGGAGCGCCCCCGCAAGGAATATCATTCAAATCTCTGTGAAGAATATTCAACTCGCGTCTCATGCGGAAATACTCCGGATTATGAATCACGCCAGTCACCACCTTTCCCGTACGCCAATCCCATGCAGTGTTACAACCAGGGGCAACACAATACATCTGATTGCATCCGTGAATTTTGTAAGTCCATGCACCGCATTTGACGCAACGGCGACTATCCTCTCGAATCAATTTCATACTTGCTTTGTCCTCATCTTTGCACACATGAAGCTCCGGATTCTCGCCTTTGAAAGCACCACATTCCTTGCATGTATCGAAGCCGCATTTTCGACATTTCCAATTGTGAGTCAAAAATCCATCACACCCATCACCCGCACACCGCTGAATGAACTCGCGCCTGTCTGTATTAACTTCAACCCTGGTGTTAGAAATGTCGTGGATTGTCCGGTCGATCTCACGCATCTTACGCTTCATGTGCTTCTTCTCTTGCTCCAATTCGATAATTCTCTTTTTGTTTTCGCGATTCTGTAGTTCCTGATCCACGTAAGGCTGCGTCTCAGGAAGCATGGCAGTCTCACGATCGAGCAACACACTTTCTCTGTGACATTTCCATTCACTCTTCACAAAATTTGCACCAAACAACTGTGTCATCGCATCGTGATTGAAAGGGCGATGGCAATTCATACAAGTCGGGTCTTCGTTCAGTGAAAGAAGCCACTGGCGCGCGCATGACTTACAGACGTGATACTCGCAAAACAGACAGCTTGCAAGCTGGCTTTTCGTGCTGTTCGATTGGCAGATGTTACAGTCGTGGCGTTCCGGCATTCTTACTCCTCTATCAAGTCACTCTGATTTTCTTCTCTTTAAACCCGAAGTGTCCAGAGGCATTTGTCTGTCCTGCATACATCACCTTTCTTTTGGGTACTTTAGATTTTGCCTTGAAGCCTTGTTCCATTTCATTAGCAACATCAGTTCTCCTAGGAATATCAAACGCGCGCGGGCGGCACCGTATGATCGGGTGAATGCTGCACGGGTAAATACCGCGGGTCTTCCTAACTTTCTTCTATCCCCCAGTTGCGCTTGCTCATTTAAATTATTATTCAGTTGTAAATTCATTATTATTAAAGGCAATATTAACTTTAATAATAATGGCTGTTCCAAGGTGGTATATTGAACGTGCAGAAGATTATTTGAGTATTTTGCGTTCGGCTCATGAATACTCACAAGCTGAGCTTTTCGAAGCAACCCGAAATCAAAGGTTAGCTGAATACAAATTGATGAAAGAGAAGATACAATCAGATGATACGGACATGACACCAGTATCGATTTCAACAGTTCCTCCACCACCAGTAGCACCACCACCACCACCACAAGTAAACTTGCAAAATTATGACAATTCAGTCATGTACAGAGGACACTTTCAGGCCGATAGACCTAAACCAGGGGGGACAACAAGAGGATTTTGGGAAAACATATTAAAGTGAACAAAGATTTGTTCAAGATTTGTTCGTTGAGAGATTATGAGCGGTTACATTTACTGTTTCAATACACACGAAAATCCACACATAATAAAAGCGGGACACACCCAACAAAAAGTTCAGAAACGACTTCGTGGCTACTTGGGACCTACAAAACCAAGGTCAATCATATTCACACTCAAAGTGGATGATTCGGTGGAAGCTGAAAAAATGATGTTAAAGTTATTCGAGCAATGTATTAGTTTGAATAAACGTTGTGATCTGGGAAACGAATGGTTCGAAACAACGGGTTGCTTCAACTTTAAAGAACGTGCAGAGCATTTACAAACAATAGCAAAAATTGTTCAAAAAGCTTCAAGCATTCCACCACCAAGCATTCCACCACCAAGCATTCCACCACCAAGCATTCCACCACCAAGCGTTCCACCACCAAGCATTCCACCACCAAGCATTCCACCACCAAGCATTCCACCAAGCAAGAGCTCTGAATATGATTCCGGGCCTGTACAGCAAGCCACTGGACTGCGGGGCCTAGAGGACTACTTTAAGAAATTCGATGACTTTGTAGCTCAAGAAGCCAAACCGGACAGTTCACCACTCGAGTTATTACGGAGTTACGAAGCGTCTACTTTTTGTCCCTACGGTAATATGATGCGTCAATTTTTACCTTTTCCCGAATCCGAAAGAGTTAAGGTTGTGGCCCATCGATATAGGGATTTCCTTAGTTAAAAAGAACTGTAAATACTCAGAAACACACCAAAATGGTCAAAGTCACCAAAACTACCAAAGCTACCAAAACTACCACCAAAGCACAAGTCTCCTCCTTCGGCCGTTTCAAATCCTCCAGGGGCGTGG